TGGATGCGCACATAGTTGGTCCCATTGTTGGTGCCTTCACGCAGCTCGAGGATAGCTCCGGCGGTGGTGGTGGCTGCGGTGGTAAGAAGCGAAGCGAAGGACAGGGTGCCAGAGCCGTCAGTTTGCAGTACCTGCGCGGACGTGCCGTCGGCGGATGGCAAGGTCCAAGTAGTATTCCCGGAGAGTGTAGCAGGCGCCTGAATACCTACATAATTGCTGCCATTGTTAGTTGCCTCACCCAAACGCAGCACGCCTGCGGTAGTCGCGGTGCCGTCAATTTCGAGCGTATTTGTGCTGGTATCGTATGTGAATGCTTCATCATACGTCATGTTCCCAGCACTGTCCTGGAACCAGACGGACTTAAACCCACCGGCAGGAGGCGTAGCACCTGGGATACCTATGCTGCTGTAGGTGGCTTGTGTAGTTCCTGCCCACTCCGAGCCATTGTACACCAGCACTTGACCGACAGATGCAGGTTGATTCTTGACGTTTGCTAACTCTTCCAGCGTTGTTACTGGAATAATGCGCACAAATATCTCGCCGGTGCTTGCGTTCTGTTTTGTTACCCAGCCAATTAGTTGCGCGTAAGAATTGTACGCAGTTGGCAATGCGTTTGTCCAAGCTCCGGGCGTTGTGGCGCTTGCCAATAAAGGTGTCCCTACTGTAAAGCTACTGGTGTTCACTCCTCTAACGTACCCCACTGCTCGGGCATATCCTGACGCACCCGATGCAATGTCTGTCGTTAGAACGCCGAGAATTTTGTACGGGTCGCTATACAACAAGGATGTAAATGCTGTAATGCGCAGCTCGCCAGTTGATGCCTGACCGCCAAACTCGCGCACGATTGTGCCTTTGGTGATTGTGCTTGCCGTGTTGTTGTATACAGGAATGTCTTTAGTGGCGAGATTGTTGAGGTTTGCAATATCCACTCCGTCGACTGTGCCTGTCACAACTATGTTGCCTTCCACCTTGGCCTGTCCGATGACGTGGAGTGCGCTGTCCGGCGTGTCTGTGTTGATACCCACAAGGCCGCCTTTTGTTTTGTCGGCGGTGGCGTACATGACGAGCTGCTGCCCTGCCGTGGGCGTGTTGTTGTCCTGCAGGTGCATCTCAAAGATGCCGGGGCTGCTCTCCGACAGGTTGACCGTGCTGTTGCCAGAAGCAGAAGACATCACGATAGAGTTTGCCGTGAGCTCCACGCTCATGCCGTCCAGCTTGCTCTCTTCGTAGGTGATTTTGGTGCTGCCGTAGTCGTCGCCTACCGGCTGGAACGTGTTGTACAGCTTTGTGACGAGGCTGTCCACGTCCTGCAGGTCTAAAGACAGATCTAATATATCAGCACTCAATGATGCGCCCTGCAGGTCGCTGCTGATTTGCGCCTGCAGTGATTTCGTGCCGTTGTCGCTGGTGAGGTTTTGAAACCTTGGGCCCTTGCGTATGCGCTCATCAACTGCGACAGTGATGCCGCCGTCTGCGGCGTGCAGCTCGTAAAGCTCAAGGTCTTGCAGCCGCTCCTTCGCGTAGTAGTTCAGTGTGTACGGCGCATACCTGCGGCCGTCATACGTGAAGGTGCTGTACATCTGTGGCACCGTTAGCTGCACCGGCAGATATGCCTGGCCGCTCTGCCGGAGGCGTGGTGTGTTTTGGCCGAAGAGAATTTCGCGCACCCCTAACTCATGCAAATCCTGCGTGCCCGTGGTAACGACGGAGCTGGTCCATGTCGTCGGATCGTCCCAGGTGGTGCTGCCTGTCTTGACCTCAATACGTCCTATTGCAATGGTTTCAAATGCGTCACCAAGGATGACGCGCTCCTGCTCAAGGACAGCAGTGTTGGCATTTGAGCTGGTTGCGCTGTATACCACGGTGTCCTCCGCTTCTCCGCTGTAGCGCAGGATGACGTAGGTGTTGGGTTGTGCGGCGTTGGTTTGGTCTGTATTTATCCCGGCGTCAAGTTCTAGCACATCAAAATAGACGGTAACCTCAAGGCCGGAAAGGTCGGCAGGCAACGGCGGAAGGTCGAGCTGGAAGAATTGCGCGTCGCCTATGTTGTCGGTAGGCACGTTCTGTGGCGCACCGCTAATCGTAAACCTGTCGGATGCGTTGGTGGTCCAAGACGCAGCTTGCGGAGATGGGTACGTGTAAGGAATTGCCTGCCCGAATGGTGGGAGGTAGGCGGTAGCTGCTGTATTTGTAACCGTGTTTTTCAAATACCGGTTGCCACATTTGACTTTAAGCTTGATGCGGCGTTGGAAATGGTAGCTGTTTTCGCCAGGATAGCCCTCCACCTGATTCCACACGTTATGCAGCAGCAGCCGGAATACTTGGCCGTTGGCATAATCAAATTCATTGAGCACCACGGTCGTCGTGCCGTGGTCGGCTGGTCCGTAGTTGGCAACAAAAGCCGGGCCTGCGTTGTTGTGTTCAAATAAACGCCGCACTTTTTTCAGCGGCAGCTGGTACCCGTACTGCCAGCCGCGTAGCTTTTTGATACCGACGCCGATGTCGATGTTCGTGCTGACGTTTGAAGCACTCAAATAGTCGCCCTGCTTGTCGTATGCCAATGCGGAAAGCGTAGCACTTGCCACCTGCTTGCCCACAGGCGTAAACCAGAATGTGCCGTTCGCCTGATAGATGCGCGCCCCCAGGCTGATAGCAAACTGTGCCAGGACGAAAGCAGTATCATAATAGTTTTTCTGGTCTGCATCCTCCTCGTAATTGTAGAAGGTTGCATGCGTCACACGCAAGTTGCTGTAGTAGTCCCCCGTTGTGATGTTGCCAGGCGTGTAGCTTGCCACAGCCCGCAGGAATGGCGTGTCATTAGCCCACAGCGAAGTGGTACGCAGCTTCGACAACGCCAGGGTCAGGTGCTTAATAAAGGTGTAACCGAAACCAGCGTTGGTGTATGGCGAGCCGTTGTCGTTGTACAGTATATCCTTGAGGTTTGCCAAGTCGTCCGTCGCTCGGATGCGGTTCTCGATAGGATATGCCTGGTCTGCCAGCATCAGCTGCTCGGCAAGAATTACGCCGCCCCAATACAGGGTGTCCACCCCGTCAGGGTCAATTCGTACGCTTACGAGGTAGCGTCCTTCAGGTGCAAGAATTAAATCGGAAAGAAAGTCGCTGTGGTCACTGTTCTGCTCAATTAGCGTGAACTCAAGAAAGCTGCCGATGATAGGCTCGTACCTCGTCTCGACGTTTCCTTCATAATTCAGCACAAAGCCGTCGCCACCTATGGTGAAGGGAATGATGGCCCCCGTGTAGGTGTCGTCGTGGATGTTGACCTGGTATGTGAGTCCCAGGTTGTCGCTGAATTCGGACTGCAGACGGATGGCCATTAGTATTTGGTGCGGTTACGGTTGAACGTGGTGCGCTCGTTGCTGATGACGAGGTCGCGCCCTTGCAGTCGGCCTGTGACGGTGACGTTGGCGTTGCTCTGCCCGGCTCCTGCCATCTGCAGGAACTCGCCCATGCGCTCAAACGGGATGATAGCTTCTTTGCCTGACTGGTTATCACCGACCATGGCTAACATGGGGCCGGTAGTTAGACCTCCCTGCGCAAAGGCCGGTACGCTGCCTCCTCCGGCGCTCTGTAATGCTGTTTTCGCGTACGTTCCCAAAGCCACCAGGGCGATACCTGCAATAAGAGCGACTGCAGGGTTGAGGGTCTCAAGGGACTTGCGTATGCCTTTGATTGAGATACCTACGCCGATAGCAATTTCCCCAACTTGTACGGCAAGGTCGGCCAACGTATTCAGGACCATGCGCCCCAAGCCTTCCATTCCTTTTCCGGTTGCCAGGGTTTGGCCCAGCATCTTGGAGAAGTTGATGGTCATGCTTTCCGCAGCCTGTTCGATAGCCTGCTCTACAGATGCACCAAAACTCTGCGCGGCCTCTTCAGCAGTCCTAAAACCTTCGGCAATGTCGCCCAGGTCTTGTGTAGTTCCTATAAGCTCTTTATTGTTTAGAGCTGGAATAGCAATTTGTTGAGCTTCAACACGAGGAGTGACTGTAGGCGCTACTTGCTGCCCTTGCATGAGCGCCTTGAGTTCCTTCGCGCGCTCTACTTCGCCAAGCCGTTGGGCGGCAATGGCTGCATCGCGGTAGGCGTCTGCTGTCTGCTCGATACGCGTGTTGAGGTCGCCGGTGATTTTGTATTCCGCATCGATGTCCTTCAACCTATCCTGGAGGGTGTCCTCGTAGGTTTTGCTTTCTGATGTAGCTGTCAGAAGTGATTGAACATTCGTGTCAATACTTTCTGTATTCTCATCTTGTTTTTCCGTCAGCCTGCGCAAGGTTTCCGCGTCCTTCTGCCCTTGCAGCTGCTGCTGTATAGCCGCCTGCCGTTGCCGCGTCAGGCTGGCGATGTTGTCGCGTAGCTGCTTGTCCAGAGCGTTGAGAGAATCCGCGCTGCGTTGAACATCTTGCGGCACCTCCTTGCCAGCAGCAGCCCATGTAGCCACCGCCTTTGCGTTTGCCTGCACGAGGCGGTAATTTTCGCGCCATTGCGTATTCGCAGTTGCCAGCTCTTGGTCGATGAGCTGCAAGGCTTCGCGGCCTTGCTTGCCTGCGATGATGCGATCAAAATCCTCTTTGGCTTGGCGGGCTTTGTCGGTCTCACTCTTGTACAGCACCATTGCCCCAATCAATACACCGACAGCTGCTGCCGCCGCGACGTAAGGATTAGCAAGGATGGATGTATTCAAGCCCAGCTGTGCGGTCTTCGCAGCCAGCAGGGCGCCCTTGATTGTGGTGTAGGCGTTAATCAGGCTACTGACTGCAAGCAGCGTAGGACCGAGCACTGCAAGCAAGCCGCCTACTATGAGGACGGTCTTTTTTGTTTCGTCACTCCAGCCTTTGATAGCGTCAACATTACGTCGAACTACAACCAGCAAAGGCTTTAGAAACTCGTTGATGATTTTGCCAAAATCTTCGGACAGGTTGCCGATTTCTTTTGATAGCTGCGTGTAAGGGTCAACGTCTGCGGCTGCTTTTGCGGCGCCTCCAAATTGTTTCTCTAACTCGCCGAGAATGATGTTTTGAGCGCCAGCAATATCACCGGCCTCTTGCATCGCGGTGATTTGCTCCTTCTGCTGTGCGGTGAACTGCACCCCGGCGCGGCCGAGCGCTGTCACGCCTTTGATAGGGTCGTTCAGTGCCTTGCCTACCTGAACAGTCGCGCTCGTTAAATCCGTTCCTAAACGAGTAGAGAGGTCAAGTGTGGCCTGTTGTGCCCGGTCGAATTCTTTTCCTGTGATGTTCGTGAACGTCAGCATATTTGCTGTCACGTCCTTCAGGATTTCGTCGTCGTCAAACAAGCTCACGCGCTGCAATCCATCAGCCATTGCTTCCAATTCGGAAACGGATTTTCCAGCAGCACCGCCGGTCGACTTGACAGCCGCCTCCACCTGTGCGATGGCCTTGGCGCTGTCCACCGCATTCTTTGTGGCGATGGTTCCGAAGGCGGCGATGGGTGCGGTGAGACCGATGGACAGGGACTTGCCCAAGTCGTTCATCTTGCCCGCCGTGTCGCGCAGCCGTTTCGTGGCGCCATCAAGAGCTTTGTCAAGCTCTTTCGTGTTGGCGCCAAATATGATATTTAGGATTGCGTCTTTAGCCATCTTTCCTGTTCAGTGCTTGGCTCATCTTGTCGAAGAGCTGGGTGTGCTTGGCCGTGATCTTGGGCGCGGCTGACTTCTTGCGAGACGATGAGTATGGATTGAAGTCCGTCCACTCGTATGCGCGTGAATTCTTTGCTCGGTGGATATTCGCCAGCATGGCCATGACGGCGCTGGTGTGCATCCACTGGAGCTCATCTCTAAATTCATAGGAGCGCAGAAGTATCATTACCTCTCCGAAGGTACTGCTCCAGAAAATAGACGGGTCCTTGCCGCGCTCAAGCCAAGCGACGTACAAGGACCTCATGTCGAACGGCTCACCTTTGCCGCTCTCTCCGCTTACTTTTTTTTTGTGTCCAGCTGCAGGGCGGTGAGGACGTCTTTGCTCACTTCGTCCCAGCTGACCGAACCGAAGAGCGCCGCGAACTTGGGAAAGTTCAGCGGCAGCTCTTGGTCGGAAAGGATGGCCTGTGTCCTGACTCCTGCCCAAACCAGCTTCGGGAGGTTTGCCAGGGCTTTCTGCTCCAAGAGTTCCTGCAACTGGTCCAGCTGTGCGCCTTCCTCTTCAAGGAAGAGGTTGAGTGCGTAGAGGTTGAGACAGACGTCCACCGTCAGGTCGTCCGTCAGTTGCAGCGAGAACTTGCCTTGGAGCTTATTGGCCATTACGTGTTCAGGTTAAATACAGCCTTTGAAGTATCGAGGACAGCCTTGTAGATTGTGCCGTCGCCTTCAAAGTTAACAGAGAAAGAGGCCACTTCGTTCAACCCAGCCGTTTCTTCGTAGCTGGTGATGTACGCCTTGCCCCAGTACATGAGGTCGCCGTCGAGGCCGGTGGTCCATGCCACCTTCACCTTGGTCTTGGCTTTCCACAGGGTGAAGAGGTCGGCCGCGCTGCGGACAGAGCTGCTCAAGCCGTACTCCACGAGGCCGTCGGCAGTCATGGTCCACGACAGCGAAGAGGTCAGGATTTCGCGCTCGCCGTCGTTGTCTTTGGTCGTGGCGTCGATGACCTCCATGGAACCGCTGAAGGTGCCGGAGGTGGCGCAGGCAACAATCTCCCAGGTGTCGTTCTCGGAGGTGTTGTTGCCGTACGTGTTGCCGCTGAAGGTGCCGCTGTCGGCGCTTTCGTTGGAGATGAAGATACCGATCGCGTTGGAGCGGATTTTACCGGAGGTTGGCATGTCTTAAAAGTTAAAGGGTTTCAGTTGGGAAAGTTCGGGAAAGTCGCCGACTACCTCCGTGGGAGGGAAGCGGTCGGGCTTGTTGGCGAAGCCGCGGAAGGTGTTGATGTTGACCTCGCTCTTGATGTCCACAATCATAGGGGTCTCGCTCTTGAGCAGGAAGGTGAGCTGGTCGGTGCAGCGGCTGATGTTGGTGCGGAAGCAGGCGTCAAGACCGCTCATCAGCTCGTACTCGTAGCAGTGGCCTCGGTGCTTTTGGCAGGCTTCCACCAGCTTGCGCGAGGTACAGCGTCCGACGTTCGACTGGCCGCGCCCGCTGAAGAGGTGCGTCTGTCCGGTCTTACTGTCGACTATGTAGAAGGCGGCATGTGCCACCCACGCTCGCCCGGCCTTTAGCTCCTTGGCCATCTTCTCTGCCCAGTCGTTGCGCAGGATGTTGTCGGAGCAGTACTCCATCAGGTAGTCGAATTGCATATGACGCAGCATGTAGCGCAGGCCCATTTCGAACTTGCGCCCGACGGGGTGGTTGCCTACCTCGTAGTGGATGTAGTTGCGCTTCTTGCATACCGCCGCAAGGCCGGGGTCGTCGCCGATGACACACACCTCCATCTCGATGCCATGCTCGAGGAACTGGCCACGCACGCGGTCGAGCGCGTCCATGGCGATGTTGCGGATGCGCGGCCGCTTGTAGACCGGAAAGTGTACGGCAATCTTCATTTGCTCTTACGTTGGGTGATGTACCACTGTCCTCCGATGCAGTGGACGGTGATGCCGTCGTAGTCGCGGTCCATAGTTGCTGACGCGCTGCCGTCGATGGTGACGGTGGTGTCGGCTGTCGCCGGGGCTAGGGTCAAGGTCCGCTGGTTGGAGAGGTTGCTGCCGGTCTTCACCCGCACCTCGCGCCCTTCGCTGGTAGCTACGGCCGGCAGGCGCAGCGTGGCCGCACCCGAGCCGGAGGCGCTGGCGTAATTGCAGAACAGCAGATGGTCATCACTGGCCACCGTGAAGGTGGTGCCGTTCGTCAGTGTGATGATGCGCGGGTTGCTGTACACCGCCCCGTAGATGTTTAGGTCTGTGGTAGCTGCCCACCTCGAGGTGCTGCTGTTGTATTCGAGGCGGCTGTACGCTCCCGGGCTGGTGGCATTCACGTCGTACACGTCGTCGAGGTACAGCTCGCCGAGGTCGGCAAGGGCAGAGGGCACGGTGACGTTGTCGCGGACGACGCGCACGTCGTACGTCTGCGTCAGCGTGAAGAGGTCGATGGCCTCGAAGACATCGGTGGCCTGGTTGGTCAGCCGGATTTCTGCGATGGTGTTGCCGCCGTAGCCGTCGAGGGCCGCACGCACCAGCACCGCCAAGGCGTTGGCGTCTTTGGGCTTGTCCTCGATGATAGTCACCTGCACGGTGTTCGTGTCCATCGTGCTGGTGCTGTCGTGCGTGTCGGCAGGGTCGGTGCTGATTTGCTGCACCACGATGGCCGGGATAGTACCACCTTCGAGCCGAGACAGCGGGTAGATGCGGTCGGTGGTGGTGATGGCCGTGACGTTGGCGTCTGCCTTGAGGATGTCGATGACGAGGTTGATCATGCGAAGCCTTTCTTGCGCTTGTAGCGGTTTATGATTTTGACGGCGTCCCGGTTGAAACGCTCCACCGCCACGTCGCCCTTGCTGTCGAGCACCTCCTGATAGATGTCGTGTCCGGCAAAGCCTGGATGCTTAATCTTTTGGATGCGGTGGATATAGCCACTGCGCTCGTTGCGCACCATGAAGCCGCCCTTGCCGGTCAGACGGCGGCCGTCTCTTTCGCCGTATTTCTTGGGCCGTGGCTTGGCCCCTACCGCACGGCCCAAGCCGCCGGTCCTCACCTGCGGCGCGCTGCCCTTTTGGATGAGGTGGTTGTATTTGATGGGTGCGAAGGTGGTCGGCGACGCGGCGTCCATAAACGTGCTCACCGGCCGCACGCTGAAGCGCTTGTTGGCTGTCTTGAGCACCACGTAGGGTGAGTATCGCTTGATGTTACCGCGCACCACGTGCTGCGACTTCGACCACGATCCGGAGCCACCGAGCTGCTTGCCGAGTCGCTTGGCCTCGTTGCGCAGGACGGATGCCGCGTTCACCTGGGCCGTAGCTACGGCGCCGCTCTTCAGCTCCAGCGGCAGCTCCTTGAGGGCAGCCTCGATAGCCTTGACGCTGCTCGCATCTACACGCACGTTGAAGCCTGCCATCAGTTCCGAAGCTCGGTAAAGACGCGCAGACCTTCGCGCCGGCCAATTTCCTCCACGCCCACGATGTAGTAGTACTGGCTATTGTAGAGGATGCGCATGGTAGAGTTTACGGTCGAGCGGTAGCGCATCGTCCACTGCGTACGGGTGAGGGCCGTCTGCCGGTCCACCTCCACGACCTCGCCGGAGCCACGGTCGAGCTTGTCGGCCCATACGGTGGCCAGCGTGGTCCACGTCACGACGTCGTAGTTCCAGTCGTCCTTCGTCACCGTCGGCTGCTCGATGACGATGCGCCGGTCCATCTTGCCGATTCTCATGCGTAGACGCGGTATGTGGACAGCAGAGCCTGCACGCCCATGGGTAACTCGGTGGCAATGGTACCGGTCACAACCTGCTGCCGGTTCTCGTAGTAGTGGCCGCACAGCAGGCGCATAGCCTGCAGGATAGGACCGGGAACGGTGCTGTGCCCTGCCGTCGTGTTGATGATGACCTGGTTGTACCTCTCGAGGTAGACGGCCGGAGGCGCGTCAAAGGCGATGCGCTGGGGCGATCCCACCAGGTCGGCATACCACCGCGCCGTCGACAGCGTCTGCAGCACGTTGTCCACGTCGTAGAACTGCACCGACGAGATAGCCGTCACCGGCCCGGCGGGGAACTGGTTGTCCTCGAAGGAGTCCATGTAGAAGGTCACCGTGCCGGAGCCGAACAGGCGGCCCGTGTATTCCTCGCACGCTTGGCGTGCGGAGGTGAGCAGGAAGCCGAGCGTGGTGTCGTCATCGTTGCCGTCAATCCTCAAGTAATTCTTGAGGTTGGTGAGGCTGATGAAGTTCGTGTCGGTAGGCTCCGCCGCGCGGCTGTATCGCATAGTCATAGGTCAAAAGTAAGAAAGCCCGGGGGAGTGCCCCGGGCCTTCTCTATGGTGTCAGCTCTGCAAGGATTACGCGCCCACCGTGAACCGGACGTCGCCCGTGTGTGCGAAGTCGGCGTCGGCGTACATGTTGAGGATGAGGCGGGTGATGCCCGTCGCAGCCAAGGTGTACGGGTCGATGACCAGGTCGGCTGCTCCGCCGCCCCAGTATGCCACGTAGCAGTTCTCCATGTTTGCGATAACAATCGGAACGAGGTCGGCTTCATTGTTCAGGGTCGTTGCCGCCGTCGTGTTAGCGTACACTTCGGAGTAAACGTCATACGATGCATCGGTGATGAGGCCAGCAGCTGCGAGCGACGTGCCGTATGCCTGGTATCCGAAGATGGCGTTGTCCTGCATGATGGGGATAGCGCCGCCGGAGACCGTCGGGGTGTAGCGTGCCGTAGCGAGCAGGCCGTGCGACGTGATGAACGCCGTGCTGTTCGTGAGGGCGTTGGCGTTGCCGAGGGCACCGATGAGGCCCGATGCCACCTGCGAGGTCAAGCCTGCGACCGTAGCGGCTGCCGTTTCGTTACGCTTCACGAACGTAGAAGCAGCAGCTGCGATGACCTTCACGAGGAACATCTCGTCGATTTGCGCGGCAGAAGCCCGTGCGAACTGGCGCTGAACCGTAGCGTCGATGCTTTGGTTCATAGCTGCGAGCAACTCGTTGGTGATGTCGATACGCGAAGCCACACGCTGCGGAGCCAGCTGGCGTGCTGCGATAGCTGCTGCACCCGTTGCCGACGCCGTTTCGTTGATGATGTCCGTGCCGTCGTTGAGGGATGGCAGGTTGATGTTTCCAGCGAGGCCACGTAGGACGTTGGCGCCTGCCTGCTCGAGGATAGGGGTCGGGACGAGCGCCTCGAGGACGTTCGTGTTCGACTGGCCGGGGACGTTGGTGCCGCCGATGGTCGACGTGTTCCGGAGGATGAAGCCCGGGATCTGCGCCAAGCCGCGGACGCCTACGCCTGCGTTCTTCAGGTCGGATGCTGCCTGCTGGCTCATCTCCGCCTCGAGGCCGGTCAAGCGGCCGGTCATCGATTCGCGGACGAGCTTGCTGATGGAGTAGCGCTGCTGGATTTTCTCCTGCTCGAGCACCTCCGGCTGCGGGGTAGCAGCAGAGAAGGCAGCACGCAACACCTGCGCCTCGGTCTTCTCGGCGCGCTCAATTTTCGCGTCGAGCGCCTCGATTTCCTGGTGCAGGTTGTCTACGGCCGTCTCTTCAGTTTCGTTGAAGGACCGCTGCATCAGCTCGGCCGATTCGGTCAAGCTCTTCAGCTGGTTCAGCTTGGAGGCGCGCAGCGCCTTCATGTCGTTGAGGTTCATGTATGGAAGGGTAAAGGGTTTCTGGTCAAAGGTAGTATTTGCCGAGATATTGGTTTTCCGGCTTTGGTTTTCCTCCGGGCTGTCGTCGGGCATGTCGTTGGGCATGTCTTCGGAGACCTCCTCGGTGTAGTCGTCAATCATCGCCTTGATGTCGTCGAGCGATTCGATGATGTCGTCGAGCAGGTCGTCGGTCTTCTCGTCGCGCTCCTCCATCTCCGTCGGCAGGAAGTTGATGCCGCGCGCCGCCATACGTGCGGCAACGGTGGTGGTGGGTGAGGCGGGATACGTCACCGGGCTGACGTCGTACAGCTGGCCCACGCGGGTGATGGTCCGCATGCTGCGGTCTTTGCTCCACTCGTCCTCATCGATAGTGAAGGCGAAGCTCGACTGCGTGATGTCGCCGCGCTTGATGAGCTTGTACAGGTCGCGCCCTTCGCTGGTGTCGGCGAGCATAGCACGGTAGTGGAGGCCGCGCTCGTCGATGGTCAGCTCGAGGGTGCCGTTGGTCGTGCGCGCCAGCGGGACGCCGGCGTGGTTGATGAGCAGCCGGACGTCGTCCTCCGTGCGCCCGTCGAAAGCGCCGGGAGCTACGCGCTCCTGAAAGTAGCCCAGGTCGTAGGTGTCTCCGAATACGGAGGCGTAGCCGCTAATGATCATGTCCTCCGAAGCGCGCACCTCCATGGTGCGGACCTCGACGTTGGGGCCGTAGATGTTCCGCAGCTCTTGCTCGCGGTCGTTGTTGTTCTCTTGCATCTCTTCAGCTTTTTGTGGGTAGTCGTTATACGGCATCGCTGCTGATTTTCGTGCTGTAGTCCGACATGCTGCTCAAGTCCAGCTGGTTCACCTGCACGAGGTGGATGTCGCCCTTGGCGCCGATGGTGTTGTAGTCCTCCATCGTGCGCCCC